CCTGCTGTCTGATATCATAGCCGGTTAACTGCCAGCTGCTGAACGGCAGGAATTAAATTTGCGAAAAACTATTGACACTATCTAAATTTGCGAAAAACTATTGACACTATCTTCTCCTGCACCGCCTGCAGGAACGCCTCGCTCACAGGATACAAAAGCAACACCTCCTCATTTTGGGACATACAAAAAGCACCAATCATTCCTGACTGATGCCTTGAACATTTTTGTTCTAATATTCGTCATGTCATTTTCTATAATAATTAGATATTTTTCATTATTTGATAAGACTATATATAACAAACCATTCCTCACTATATGAATCATGGTATCCGACTTTTTTCTGTAGGAATTAAGTAACAAAAGCCAGAAATTTCTTCTTGGCTTATGTAATCTTATAATTTATTTTAGTTCTTCTATGTCGCTAATAATAGAATCGATCAGATACATATCATCAACCTTTCTAATTGAAACTATTATTTGATTTTCCTTATCGTATATATTTTTGATTGAACCGTCTTGAACTTCCTTATCATATAAATCAGTAATCTTATCAAAGGAAACATTTTCATTTTCAGCCACCCATTTAATGGCTCCGGCTCCAAAACATATATCACTATTTTGCACCGAAGAAACTTGTGTATTGGTATTTGCCCAATTATTATTAGGCATTGGTAATATTGCCAACATAAAAATCACCACAAGGCAAAACGCTGAATTTCTTATCGAACGATAAGCGGAATAAATAATATTATTTCTTATCAAGTTTTGATTTATATTCATCTGCGTTCTAATATAGATAGCTTTTTTATCTTTCTTTGTCCTATCCTCTAACGGAACAGAATACAATAAATTTTCTTTTATAAGAACCTGTATCGACATCATTCCTGCAACTAACATATACACTATTGCCAGAAATGCGAGAATAAAAATAAAGATATTTATAAATGGTTTATTAAATTTGGTAGCAATTGTTTCAATTATTTTTGAGAGATTAAGTATTAAAGTAATAGCAATGGTTAATGCCGCTATAATCGTTTTAGCCTTATCTTCAAACCTATTTTTAGTATCCACTGTATTTTTATAATCTTCTTCAAGATACTTTATGTCTATATCACTCAATTTCTCAGGAAGTTCAATACTTGCCTCATTATTCTTTGCTTTCAACTTTTTGTTTGCTTTTCCAGTATCAATAGTTGGAATGATTTCTCCAAGCATAATTACACCTCCCTACAAAGTGATTTTATTATCTGCATACTAATTTCCAACCCTGTTTTAACTTCTAACCATCCCCACTCACCTGTAGGATTTACTTCAATAAAATAATATTCCCCTCCAACATACGCTAAGTCTATTCCACCGAAATTCAACTGAAGTTTCCTCATTAGTTCATCTATAGCAAATTCAGTATCTTCTGGTAACTTAAATGGAATATAATCTAATTTATCTTTCTGAAACCGCCAATCTCCATATATGCCTGTCCCATTTTTCTTAATCCATACAGGAAACTTATTTCCATCTATATAAGTTACCCTACAATCAACCTTCGGATTCAAAAATTCCTGTATAAAAACAGGTGCTTGTTTTAAACTATACTCTTTAAGTTCTTTTCCTTTTACTACGTTGGAATAAGTAAACATTTCCTTATTATTCTTCAAATCATAAAACAAGGCTGTGTCTAAAGATTTAACCACATAATCCTCATCCGCATTTATATCAATATTAAATGTATTCGCAACTTGTGTATGTGGTATTTTTAAACCGCATTCTTTCGCAATACACAACTGATAAATTTTATTTTCTGCTCTATAAACGTCCACAGGATTATTAATCCAAACCGCATTTCGGAATACAATTAAGTTTCTCAAAAAGGAACTCCATTGATTTCTTTCCAATTGTTCATCTAGCGTTAATTCCCTTTTGCTCTGCGTCCGCAGAAACACAGGCGCTCGAAAATATATACCCCGTAGTTTTTTAAAATCAGCAACATATATTTTCCCATCAATGATAATTTTCATATATTCCTTCTGTAGATTAACTTCTATTTCATGCTTTATAAATTCATCTCTATTTAACCTGTAAAAATGCTTATTGCCATTTAGTAACCTGTAACAAACAAGGTCTGTTGAAAAATCTATACTGGAAGATACGATTAAATAATCTATGTTACTCACCTTTCTGATCCTCACCTGTCTCAACATCACATTTCTTTGTTTCAGGCCTTTGTGCGTAATTTCCAATCATCATTACTTCCCCAGTTTCATCAACTCTCCATAATCCAGCTTCTCTATCGTAAGAGCAACCTTCTGGTGTTAATTCCTTAGGAATATCTTCATAAATATATGCTTTTTCCAATAAAATGTGTTCCATCGCTATTATCCTCCTGTAAATTATCTTCTAATCCATATTATAATCAATTATCATACTAACTACAAGCCTATACAATTTTTTATAATCATTCTTGTACTACTACACCTGAATGATTATTTGTAAAAACAAACTTTTTGTTTTAAGTCCAATTCCTCCAATTATCCACAAGTTCATATATCCTTTTCCTGCGGCAACTTCCAATTTCCTTTTTGAAAATATAATAAGTCCCACACCCCATCCTACAACCCATTCTCAAAACTCCCGTAGCGTAAACGACACCTTCCACAATCCCTTATAAGACGTATCCTTCACCAGCCCCGCCTTATACCCCTCAACAAACATCTCCGTCTTCCGCATCTCCAGCGTCTCCGTATCAAAATACTCCACGCCAATCTTTTCCCGCTGCTTAAACCCGGTCAGCAGTTTCAGCCACTTAGGGCTCACCGAAAAACTCACGGAAATGCTTACAACCCCAGGCCGCACCACATCCCTCTGTGTAGTCCCGGCCTCCGTCTCCCCACCGGAATCCGCCTCCACGTCCACCATCTCTACCTCGTAGGAATCCGGCATTGGAAGCGGCACCCCGTCAAACGTCAGATACTGTATAAACGCCATGCCTATCTACCTCCTGACCTCAGGTTCTGCCTGTTCTGTGCATTCACCACCACCTCATCCAGTAACGTGCCGCCAAGGTACATCGGGATGCAGATCGTCCCCGCATTCGCCATTCCAAACCCGCTCACTGCCTCCCTGATTCCGTTCAATAACTGCGTGACGTTATCGGCAGAAGCCGCCTGCTGCTCCGCCATGCCAGAGGCCGCCCCGATCTGCGGGCTGACCACCATATCCGAAGCCACGCCCCGGACTGCCTTCTCAATCATTCCCCGGCTTCCCTCAATCCCCCTGGCAAGCCCGGACACAAAATCCGGCATCCAGGATTCATACTCCGTAAGCGGCCCCTCATCCGGCACGGAGAAATGGAGGAACGCCGCAATCTTATCCGCAATGCTCCTGACCGCATCCACCACATTCCCCACGGCATTCCGGATTCCGTTGGCAATCCCATTCACAATATCCACACCCCAGTTCCATGCACTGGAAGCCAGCCCCTTAATATAACCCACCGCCTGCTCAAACCCATTCCTCACCGCATTGTAAACATTACTCATGGCATTGCTGATTCCACTGACAATGTTATTAAAAATGTTCGTGACTGCTGTCTTAATAGCATTCAGCACAGTCGTCACCGTATTTTTTACCGAATTCCACACAGTAGATATAATACTGCCCACCGTATTCATCACCGTAGTTACAACATCCCGGATTCCATTCCACACAGAAGTAAAGATGCTTTGGATGGTATTCAGCACCGTAGAAATCACCGTCTGGATGGCATTCCAAGCTGTAGTCAGGAAAGCCTGTACCGCCGTAACAACTGTAATCACCACCGTTTTAATGGCATTCCAGACTGTGGTGAAAATCGTCTGTATAACAGTCAGCACCGTGGTAATAATCGTTTTGTAAATGTTAAAATATGCGGTGACGATTGTGGAAATCGCCGTCAGCACAGTCTGAAACAGAGTTTTAATGCCCTCCCATAACGTGGAGAAAAATGTGGCAATCCCGTTCCAAATGGTCTGTGCCACCGTGGATATCCCTGTCCAGAGTGTGGAAAAAAACTGTGAAATAGACGTCCACGCAGCACTGGCCGTCTGCTTAATCCCCTCCCACAGCCCGGCAAAGAATTCCTTCACGGCATTCCAGATATTCATACAGGCTGCCTTGATTTCTTCCCAGTGAGCAACCAGTAACTTCCCAACCGTAATCACCGCTACAATCACAGCGATAATCGCAAGTATCGGCGCACCCACACTGGCAATAACCGGAATCAATGCAGAAATGGCCGGGGCAATCACACCTACCAGGCTTATCACTGCGCTGATTCCCGTTGCAATCTTTCCAATGATGATTAACACAGGCCCCACGGCAGCCACCACCATGGCAATGATAACAATCATCTTCTTCGTACCCTCCGACAGCCCGGAAAACCAGGAAGTAAACGCCTGTATCTTATCCGCCAGTGCAACCAGAACCGGTGCCAGCACGCTCATAATTGCGGAGCCGAATTCAATAGCAGTATTTTTCAACTGGTTAAACGCCTTCTGTATCGTATAGGAATTAGTGTTCAGCTTCCCAAATGCTGTCTCCGTTGCCCCTGTGGAATTCTGCATCTGCTCCAGCGTCCCATTGAACGTTTCCGCACTGTCCCCCAGAAGAATCAGTCCGGCTTTCCCGGCCTCCGCACTCCCCCACAAATCACCGAAGGCCAGCCCCTGCTCCGCCGCGCTGTCGGAAATAACCTGCAGCACCTCGGAAAGGCTGGCCCCATCCTGCATCAGTTCCAGGAAGGATTTCCCCGTCTTTTCCTTCAAAGTGTCCGACACCTTCGTGCCGGATTTTCCAAGCTCATTAAACATGGAATTCATATAGGTGGTGGATTCCGCAGTCGCCACGCCATTGGCAGTCATCAGGGCATATCCGGCCGCCACCTGTTCCAACGCCACCCCGTTTGCTTTTGCTGTGGGAATAATCTTACCCATTGAGGAGGACAGTTCCCCCACTGTGGTCTTGCCCAGATTCTGCGTCTGAATCAGCACGTCAGACACCCGGCCTACCTCAGACGCTTCCAGGCCATAGGCATTCATAATCGTAGTCAGCACATCCAGCGCGCTCCCTGCATCCGCAAACCCAGCCCTCGCCAGCTTCGTGGAATTGGAAACAAAATTCACCGCATCCCCCGTCTTCTGCCCGGCGGAGATGGCGTCATACACATTCCCCGCAATCTCCGAAGAACTGATACCCGTCTGGTTCGACAAATCCAGGATGGCCTTTTCCAGTTCCGACAGCGGCACTTCCGTGGTATCCGCAATGGTATTCACCTTTGCCATGGCATCCTCAAAATCCATCGCCATCTTTGCGGATGCCCCGCCCGCCGCTGTAATCCCGGCAGTCACCGGGAGCAGTTTCTTACCTGCCGATGTAGCGGCATCCCCAAACTTCCCAACCTTCTCCGCCGCCTGCGAAAATCCGGACAGGGAGGTGTTGGTATCCTCCGCCTGTTTTTCCAGGTCTTTTAAATTCTGCTCCGTCTCAATGATCTCCCGCTGCAGGGCATCATACTGGTCTTTGGTGATATCGCCGCGCTCAAACTGCTGCTGTACCTGCTGCTGGGCGGATTTGAGTGCCTCCAGCTTCTCCTTCGTTTCCCCGATTGCATCCGTCAAAAGTCTCTGCTTCTGCGCCAGAAGCTCCGAATTATGTGGGTCCAGCTTAAGGAGCTTCTCCACCTCCTTAAGCTGGGACTGGGTGTTGCGGATTTCTGAATTGACACCCTTCAGCGCTGTGGTCAGTCTGGTGGTATCGCCGCCGATTTCCACCGTGATACCCTGTATGCGGTTTGCCATGCGATGCCTCCTTCCTGTTTTTGGACAGAAAAAAAGAGCCGGTTAAGGCTCAAATATATGGAAAAGGCACCTGCCGTCTTTGGACAGATGCCTATGTATCCATACTATTTAATTTATAATTCTGCTCATTGCAAAACTGAAAACTATATTTCTGTTTTCAGCAGTGAAAACATCTTCATGTCGATTATTTCGCCGTTCTTTACAGCGTTACTTCTTAATGTACCTTCGTATTGAAATCCTGCTTTTTCAAGCACATGGCAGGATGCGGCATTATATGCGAACGGCTCTGCATAGATACGGATTATATCGCTCTTGTCAAAAACGTACCCGCATATCTGTTTTACGGCTTCTGTCATAATTCCTTTGCCCCAATATTCTTCTGCGATATAATATCCCAGCTCGGCAGTCTGTCTGTGTATGTTCCCCTGTCGGAAAATCCCGATACTGCCAACCACTTTTTCATCTACGGTAATAGCAAAAGCAAACGTTTCATTTTCATCTGCGGAAAGCATCGCAGAGATATAGTCTGTTCCATCCTGCTCGGTGTAAGGGTATGGCAATCCATCCCGGAGATTATCCTGTACTTTTTTATTGGAAAGAGCCGCCGCCAAATCGGTTGCATCCGACAACTCCCATTTTCTTATTCTGCAAATCATTTTCCTTTGTCCACCTCCCCCGGTTAATTTAAAATTAGCATTTCAAACACTCCTTGACATAATCCACGGGAACATCCATTCTGTCTGCAACCTGTTCCACTGTCATTCCACTATGGAAGAACCGCTTTACAACCATCGAAATATCCTCGGCAACCTCAATAATATGGTGGTTCGGATCATAAAAGCGAACAACTCTTTGTCCCCAATTATGCTCCATTAACTCATGAACATATTCAATATTGGCTGCTTGTAGTTTTTTGTAAAACTCATTAATATCAGAAACTTCAAAATATAACTCTCCAGCATTATTTTTCAGATATACTTCTTTGCTATTGATAAAACCACTCCATGTATCAAGTGTTTGCAAAAATAATCCGCCATCCAGTTGAACATTGGCGCCAAAATCACCTACCACATTCATGTCCAGTATATCATGATAGAATTTTTTGCTTTCTTCTATGTTCTTTACAGCAATCAGAGTACCCTTGTACATTCAAATTATCCTCCTCAACTTCCAGTTTTACGATGACCAAGCCAACTATTTCCTACCAGTATAGCAGGAAACAGCCGGCCAATCAACGAAAACAGAACCTGTAATCAGAACCTGTCGAAATCCTGCTGCGTGGCAAGCTGGGCATACTTACACTCGTCATTCCTGCTCTCCGCATACATATCATTAATCATCCCGATAGAAAGCAGTTCCAATTCATGAATAGAAATCCCAAGCTGCACACACCGCAGGAGGAACAGTGGCGTTGTCATCTCCCGCTCAGTCGGGCGGAGTTTTTTTTAGCCTCCACATCCGTCTGCACATTCAGCCCCCAAAGTTCAATCAACTTTGGCAGTACCTGATATATGGAGAACGTATTGAACCCATCCAGCCATTCCTCCGGCGTGTCCGGGATTGAACCATCTGCATGCTTTGCCATCACAAAAGCGATGTTCTCAAACATCTCCAAAGAAAACAAATCCAGACCGGACTCCCCTTCCTCAGAGCCTCCCACACACTGCTCCAAAGCTCGCAGGTCCCTGTAAATATCCCTCTGGAACTTCAAGCGGTAAATCCTCGGTATGGCCGCCGAAGCCTTAAACAGCACCTCCTGCCCGTCAATCTCAACCTTCCTGGTTATGCTCATTTATCCGCCACCGCCTTTGCCATGGATTTCACTTCTGCAGCCTTTCCCGTCTCCTGGTTCATTGCAAAGCTGGCCGGGGCTGGTGTCTCCGGCTCCACCGCAGGCAGATACACCGCCTTATACCAGTCATCATACACTTTTGCCGTGGTTGCATCCCCTGTCTTCGCCTTCACATAACCGGATGTCAGCGGCCTGGCCTTCACCGTCAGCGTCTCTGTCTGCACCTCCCTGGATTCCTCATTGGTCTTAGATTCAATCTTAGGGCGGGAAGCAGAACAGTTATACAGCACATGCCGGATTTTCTTCACGTCCCCGTCAAACTCAAACAGCAGGGCAAAGCTGCCCGTCTCCGCATTGCAGTTCTCCACCAGCACCTTATTGGTGTCCGCCTCTTCTTTCAGGATATCTGTCCGGAACGTCTCCGGAATCATCGCCAGCCCCAGGTCCCCGTCATACCCCATATTGTTGTTGATGACGTAATATTCCACCCCGTCCGCATAAAAGGACTCAGGTTCCCCGTTGGGGTCCAGGCTTAAAGACACCGCGCCCGGCATCGCAACCGGGACTCCGAATGTGTCCGTCCCGTCTTCTGCCGCCGTCAGCGGAGCATAGTGGACATTGCAGATATTAAACTTCACTTTATTTCCCATTCCTCAAACCTCCATTTCATACAGAACCTCATACAGCCGTTCCGACTCAATCCATACTTCACTCCTGGCATAAAAGAAGCCATGGCTTTCCAGCACGGTTTCTATCCGCTCCTCCAGTTCCACAGACTTATAATCCGTGTACAGTTCAATATGCAGCTTCCTCTTTTTAAAATAAGCAATCCCATCTGCCGCAAAATTCCGGGATTCCGGGTATAGAAACACCAGGAACGGCGGCTCTGGAGACTGTCCCACCGCAAAATGTCCATAGGCACAGGGCAGTTCCATTTCCTCAATCATCTCTAGCACCTGCTTATGCATCAATGCGATAACCCCCGTTCCATCTTTTCCATCAACTCTTCCGCTACCCTCTGTTCTGCCGGGGCGATATGGGGAACGGCCTGTACCCGTCCTCCCCCCCGTTTCGCATGCCCATGTTCCAGGAGATGGGCAATCTGGTAACAGTCACGGCTGTGAATCACCATAGTCAGGGAATTGGCATCCTCCTGCACTTTCTTTGCCGCCCAGCTCTTCTTATATTTCCCAGTCCTCACCGGAGCATTGGCCTGAATGTCCTTTTTCACGGACCGGCTCACCTCTGTCACGCTCCGCTTCATCACCTCATTGGACAAATCCGCATATTCCTCCATGGACTGAGCAATGGCCTCCGCCATCCCGTCCACACTCACCCTTCGATCCGTCATATCCTCACCTCTTCACCCTCTCCGCCCGCAGCTTGATAACCTTATTCTGGAACTGCACAAAATCCACCAGCGTTATGTTATAAATATCGCCCCGGAACAGAATCCGGTACTTCGTGCTGTCCAGGTCTTTCAGTTCCTTACAGTACCGCACCAGAAAAAACAGGGATTCCTCCCGGTTCACCTGCGCCGCCTCCCAGTATTCCTTCCCCGAAAGGTTATTGGCATAGGCCCAGCAGGTGAAATAGTCCTCCCACTCATTCCGCTGGTTCCCGTCCTTATCCTTTTTCATCCGGTTCTGCTGGATGACAATCCTCTGCCGCCACTGCCCAATCCGCATCAGAACACCTCATCCCTCTGCCCGAACAGCAGGCATTTCAATGTCAGTGCCAAATCCTTAAAATCCGCCTGCTCCCGGTTCTCATACAGATAAGAAATCCCATACAGCACCGCTGTCCTGACCGGGTCCGGCACCTCCGCGCAGGGTTCAAAACTACACCGCAGGATATCTTTGCAAATACTCTCCGCCGTCCCGGAAAGGGCAAGGAGAAGTTCATCTTCGTCTGCGCTGTCAATTCGCACATACTGCTTGATTTCTTCTAAAGTCACAACCATCCGGCTTTCTCCTCCCTTCCCATGGACAGACATCAAGAAAACAGCTTCATTACCAAAGATTCCAGACTGTCTTTATGCCCCGGAGCCTGCCTTCATAGTCAGTGTCTTCACCGCCTCTGCCAGGATAAGCTTTCCGTCCACCCTCTGGCTTGCCAGGAATCCCACCTGCCCGTTCGCCGCAAACAGCTCATTCAGACGCTTAAAGCTCCTGCCCTGCCGGTCCGCAATCCAGTAATAAGAGAAATCTCCAAAAGCCATCACTTTTTCCCCTGTCGCCAGCTCCGGTGCATAGGCGGAAGTATGGTACGGACGGTTTAAGATCATATCCGGCTGACCAGCCTGAACGGAGGGCTGCCAGATATAATTCCCGTTATTGTCTTTCAGCTTCCGCAATGCCTTCACCGTAGTGTCATTCAACACCCAATGCGCTTTCTTCCGGTACGGGGATTTCAGGGAATAAAACAGATCCATTACGTCATCGAAAGTGATATTTGCCGTTGTGGTGGTCACCCCGTCCGAAGCGCCGCCCGTGACATTAAAGATACCCGTAGGCTTCCCTGTACCATCTCCGATAAAGAATGCTTCCTCTTCCTTAGAGCCGATTCGTCTCCCGAACTCCTTAGAAATATAAGCCTCCAGATTAAACGCACTGTCATTCAGCAGCTCATCTGACACTTTCAGCATGGTGGCTACCTTATAGGCGCTGACTGCCACCTGTCCGAAAGAATCATCCGATTCCGGGAACGCTCCTTCCTCGTCAATCCAGGATGCTTCTCCCTTACTTGCCACCACCGGAATCTTCCGGTCACCGCTGGACGTATTGATGACCGTGGCAATGCTGCGGAAGAAATTCTCCTCTTCTAACGCATCCACCAGCGTCCGCTCAAACTCATCCGGTACCAGATAGCCGCCCTCGGAATCTGTACCCACCTGCAGTGCATTGTTCACGTCAAAGAAGTTCTTCCGCCTCATGGCATTCCAGAAAGTCTTTTTGTACAGGTCCGATGCCCTGCCTTTTTTCTCCTCCCCGTCCGGGTCACCATTGGGCTGATTAGTGATCGGAGTAGAAGTAGGCTTATTCAGTTCCGCATCAATGGCAGCCTGACGCTCCAGCCGCTCAATCTCCTTTCCCAAATCCACCACGTCCTTCTCCATCTTCTCATACGTCTCCGTATCCTCCGCAGACAGCAGCTCATCACTCCCTCGCTTTGTATCCAGAAACGCCTTTGCCGCCTCCCATGCCTTTGCTCTCTTTTCCCTTAATTCCAGAATCTTGCTCATAATCAAATCCCTCCATTAATTTAATGTGTTAAAAGGTTCAGCCTTTCTTCCAACTGCTCCACTGGCGTCCTTTTCTCTTCCGGCTTGGGAATCAGCTTAGACAGCAATGAATTTGTCACTGCTGTCCGGGAGAATATCACGCCCTCCGCCCCTGTTCCATCCCCCGTATCTTCTGTCTTTTCCGCACCGACGCCCAGAATCCCGTCCGCAAAGCCAAGTTCCACCGCCTTCTTCGCATTGAACCAGCTCTCTGCATCCATCAGGTGGGAAATCCTCGCACGGCTCAATCCAGTTTTAATCTCATAGGCGTTCATGATGCTCTCCTTCACCTCGTCCAGCATCTCCCCCGCCTTCTGCATCTCCTTGGAATCTCCGATGGCGATTGTCATAGGATTGTGGATCATCATCATGCCCACCGGGGAAATCAGCACGGAAGTCCCGGCCATGGCAATAACGGAGGCGGCCGAAGCCGCCAGCGCATCCACCTTCACTGTCACATCCCCCTTGTACTCCATCAGCATGTTGTAAATCTGTGCCGCCGCAAATACGTCCCCTCCTGGAGAATTGATCCATACCGTGACATTCCCTGCTCCTGCATTCAGTTCCTTTTTAAACAGCTTCGGAGTCACCTCATCCCCAAACCACGTCTCATCCGAAATCTCCCCGTTCAGCACAAGGGTCCGCTCCCCATCCGTCTCATTTCGCATCCAGTTCCAAAACTTCCGCTTCATACCAAACCTCTCTTTCCATTTCAGGACATAGAAAAAGCCAGCAGATGATTTTCCCCTTCACCTGTTGGCTCCTGCATTTTCCCTTTATTCTGCTTCCTGTTAAAATCAATCCTTATCTATCCTTTACCTATTCTTCATCCTGATTTTATCCGGCATCCATTTCTCCTCTGTCTTTCCCGGCAAAAATCCCGGCATCTTTCAGCTTCGTCATGTTCCCGTTAATCAGGTACAAATCCCCGCCTTCCTCTGCAGAAACCAGATTCATGTCCTCCATCTCCCGGATATCATTTGTTGACAGCCATCCGTTCTGCCGCCCGATGGAATACCCGGTCATCCGGCTCTGGTAATCCCCACGGAGCAGACCGTCCACATTCAATTTCAGGAAATACTCATTCTTCTCCTGCGGCAGAAGCAAAGCCCTCTGCAGGGACTGCTCCCATCGGATCACCCAAGGGTCCAGCGTATACTTCACAAACTCCAGCGACTGCTGCTCAATGTTGGAAAAGCTGGACTTCTCCAAATCCCCCACCATATGGGGCGGAATCCGGTACAGCCTGGCAATCTCGTTAATCTGGAACTTCCTAGTTTCCAGAAACTGTGCTTCTTCCGGCGGGATGCCAATCTGCTGGTACTTCATCCCCTCCTCCAACACAGCCACCTTCCCGGCGTTCCTGCTGCCCCCATACACCGAATGCCAGCTCTCCCGCACCTTCGCCGGATCCTTCAAAACCCCCGGATGCTCCAACACCCCTCCAGGATTTGCCCCGTTCTCAAAAAACGAAGCCCCATACTCCTCACAGGCCAACGTCATCCCCACCGCATTCTTTGCCATAGCGATGGGGGAATATCCCACAAGCCCGTCAAACCCAAGCCCTGGAATATGCAGCACATCCTGCCGCCGCAGATACACCCTGCCGTACTCCTTAAGGTTTGGGTTCTCGTCACTGTTCCGGGTATAAATATAATAAAGCTGCTCGTTTTCATCCCGGTCAGCCTCCATCTTATCCGGCAGGAGCGGATATAAAGCAAGTACCCTGCCGTTCCCATCCCGGATAATCTGTGCATATGCATTCCCCCAGATCAATAGATGGCTCATAAGTGTCTCCCGGAATACGAAAGAAGTCATCTCAGGGTTCGGCTCATCGTGCAGCAAGTGGTACAGTGGATGGTCATACACCCTCTCTTTTCCGGTATCCGTATAGCGGTACAAATGGACCGGCAGGGATGCCACCGTCTCCGCCAGAATCCGCACACAGGAATACACCGCCGTAGTCTGCATGGCCGTCCGCTCATTCACATTTTTCCCACTGGTGCTCCTCCCAAAGAAAAAGGAATAAGCCGAACCGCCATAACTGTCCCTTGGCTTATCCCTCGCACCCGGGATTCCTAAAATGGATGGTAATTTCATACACGCCTCCTAAAAATATACAAAAAGAAAACACCCCCGAAGAGATGCTTCCAAATCAGATTGACTCTAAATTTTAAAACCTATACACTTTCCATGTTGTTATAATTCTCATGAATATATACAGAACAACAGATGATATATTAAGAAATATGATGCACATCATAAATCAGTACACCTTCTCCCTTTCGTTGAAGCGCCTCCAAGTCTGTACTCATGTGGAAATAACAGATTTCCCAATTTGATGGATTGTACGAAACTATATAAGCAGTAGTCGATGGAACACTTATGCTTTTCATAAAAGACTCTTTTTCGTCTTCCAGCAGCGAAGCGAAACCTTTTAAATTTTTTATATGATCTGTCTTAACGACCGCATACTGTACCTCTGTTGTTTTTTTGACATGCTCATACAAAACAACCCAATTCTTGACTGCCGGGCATCCAAACGAATTTATAATATTGTTGAAAGGTCCCCCTAGCAAAAATGAATTCATTCCATCCACCTTGTTCCAAAGATAAAACGGTGCATATTGATTTCCGTAATTACCATGCCTGCTTCGTTCCGCAATAAGATAGGCTTTCATCTTAAGGTCTTGAAAACCATCTGTTTTATCGCCGCTATCCCGTACACGTTTTTTAATAATACCCATATCGTAATCGGTTGGCAATATAATATTGTACTGCATTGTCAGCATATTAATTTTCCCCCTTCAGATTCTAATTGTTTGTTCTGATAAGCCTTCATTTATACTAACATACAATCTATAAAATAGATATACTCAGGCACTGCAAATATTTTTGTCTGTTGCTATAAATCCATCAGACTTAAAACACCAAAATCCCTCTGTCATCATAAACACTTCCGCCATTATTTCCTTCATTCCGTATCGCCCGGTCAAGTGCCATCACCGTTGCCACCGCCCCATCAATCTTCTCCGTGGACTTCTCCTTATCCGGCTTGATATTTCCCGCCGGGTCTGTCCGCACAAAGATATTATCCATCATCCACCGCAAAACCGGGTGTCCGCCATGAGCCAGTTTCTTCTCCAGTGTCAGTTTCATCAGCTCCTTGCTCGGCGGTGACATATCCTTAAACCCCTGACCGAAGGGAACCACCGTAAAACCAAGACCCTCCAGATTCTGTACCATCTGCACCGCACCCCATCGATCAAAGGCAATTTCCCGGATATGGAACTTCTTCCCCAGCTCATCAATGAAATTCTCAATAAACCCATAATGTATCACATTCCCCTCTGTGGTCATCAGGCATCCCTGCTTCTCCCATACATCATAAGGCACATGGTCCCGCCGAACCCGAAGATTCATATTTTCCTCCGGTATCCAGAAATACGGCAGGATAGCATATTTCTCCACATCATCCCTCGGAGGAAACACCAGCACAAAAGCCGTGATGTCAATGGAACTGGACAAATCCAGTCCTCCATAACACTCCCGGCCAATCAGCTCCCGCTCATCTACCGGAAACGCACAGTCATCCCACTTCTCCATCTGCATCCAGCGCGTAGACTGCTTCACCCACTGGTTCAGCCGGAGCTGCCGGAAAATATTTTCCTCTGCCGGATTATCCTTAGCACTCAGATACGCATTTTTTACCTTCTCTATATCAATGGTGTGTCCAAGGGACGGATTGGCTTCATACCACACTTTTTCCGAAGACCAGTCCGCATCATCAGAAGCGCCATAAATCACCGGATAAAAAGATGGGTCAATCTTCCTCCCTGCAATGATATCCTCCGCCTTCTGATGCTGCTCAAAACACACTGAATTTCTGTCTGTCCCCGCTGTTGTTATCAGGAAAAACAACGGCTGTGTCCTGGCATCACCGGAGCCTTTCGTCATAACGTCAAACAGCTCCCGGTTGGGCTGTGCGTGCAATTCATCAAAAATCACGGCATGGACGTTTAAACCGTGCTTGGTATAGGCTTCTGCGGAAAGCACTTGGTAGAAGCTATTGGTTGGCTTATACACCAGACGCTTCACAGACATGACTGGTTTCATCCGCTTTTTCAATGCCGGGCACTGGTCCACCATATCCACCGCCACGTCAAACACGATAGAAGCCTGCTGGCGGTCTGAAGCACAGCCGTAAACCTCCGCGCCCCACTCCCCATCGCCACACGTCATGTATAAGGCAACCCCTGCAGCCAGTTCCGATTTCCCGTTTTTCTTCGGAATCTCCACATAGGCGGTGTTATACTGTCGGTACCCGTTATCCTTCACCGTGCCGAACACATCCCGGATTATCCTGTCCTGCCATGGAAGCAGCTCAAACGGCACGCCCCGCCACCGCCCTTTCGTGTGTTTCAGGCAGTTAATAAAATCCACGGCGTGATCTGCCTTCTGCCTGTCAAACATCAGCGCCCACCGCCTTTGAACAGGAGCAGTTCCATAGCGTCATTTTCCTTATCTTCCCCTATGTCTGATGTAATCCGGCTCCTGGCAGACGGGGTAAGACCAAACTGTTCACAAAAACGGTTCATGATTTTTAAATAAGTCTGTGCAATGGAAACCTGCGGAACCTGCTGCCAGTAACCGGACGGGGTCTTTACAATGGTGCCGTGCTGGGTGATGAATTCTTCCGCTTCCTTCCACCGGGCATATGCCTGGCAATACCCGGCAAAAGCGACCATGTCAATCTCCGTCAGGATGCCAAGCTGTTCCAGTTGCTTCGCCATCCGTTTCCATTCCTTCTTTGCCTCGTCCTCCAGCCAGGAAGGGCAGCGGGGCGCTTTCCTCTCCGGCTTTGGCTCCTGTGTATTTAAGCTCCGCTTCCCCGGATTCCCCTCCAGCACCTTGACTGCCGTAGGCTTTGGTTTTCTTCCACTCTGCGCCACCAACCGCACCTCCTTCCTGCACAACCGCATCTTTTACGGAAAATGAAAAGAGCCTCCGAAGAAGCTCCTTTTACCTAGTCCAGCCATAACCTGTTATATTTTCTTGCTTTTCTTTTCAGATTTCGCTTCCATCTGCGTATCGTTACCGCCTTCCTGTGGTTTCTGGAAAATGTATAGTCATCCAGCACATATTTCCCATGGTGTTCCTGTTCCCCGTATGCACGCATCCACTTCATCCTTTCTCTAGGGCAGGGAGACTTTCCCGCCTTCCTGCCCGGTTTTCTCATTTGCTTAAGTAATATTCCTTCGCCCGTTTCAGGCACCATTCCATCGCCCTGCCGCCGTCCTGGAATTTCTGCTCTGCTTTTTCGCAGAAATTTAAGCGGCATTCTTCAATCCCAACCCCGGCTTCCTCCGGTGTTTCCACAAATTCGTAAATCTGAGCCGTAAATTCTTCCCTGTAAGCGTTGTCCGTCACCAGCACCAGCGGCCCGTATTGCAAAACCGCCCCGTTTGTTACGGAATCCATCATGCTGAGCTGCTCCATTGTGGTAAAATCCTGTGTGTTCATCATTGAAAATATCCTCCTCTTCTTTTCGTCATAGTGTGCGGAAAAGCTGTCAATGGCAGGTTTTCCGTTGGTAGTGACATGTTACCTCTGAGTGCGGACATTATCCAGTCAATCCGGAGCCATAAATCCACCAATCTTCAACCATAGATTTTGTGCATTCTACAGCAGTTTTCAAAATGGACAGAAGAAAAAGACCGGCTTCCTCCGGTCCTTTTCCTCTGTCCGTTTTCCAAAATCCCCTATGCAAATTCAATCGTCAGCATCCCCTTGCTTCCAAGGAAATAGCTGTTTTGGATATTTGGATCTTCAAAAAACGTCTCCTTTGCTTCCTTAATCATTTCTTTCAGCCGTTCTTCCCCTACCAGATCTTTCACAGCCTTGCGTGTGGTTTTCTTACCATCCAGATAAAAATTTGTTCTCATGTGCATTTCCTCCCTGTGGTTTTGTTTTCCGAAGGTTTTTTCCTTTCGGTAGTACACATGTTACCTCTGAACGCATACATTATCCAGTCAATCCAGCATCATAAATCTACCAAAGAATTGCGAAGGGATTCGTCTGTTTTATGGTGTTCCGAAGATTTCCTGCGAAGTGAAATCTACCATACGCAAGGTACGGCACACCTTTTTATAATCCCCGTGTTGAAGGGCATCCTTCCCCTGATGCCGGACTTTCCGATTCAGTGTTTTCCTGTTCAGGGAAAGACCCTTTTTCAGTTCTCCCCTCATGCTGTCCGGGCCGTGCCCTCTGTACCAGCAGTTCCGTTTCTCACTGGCATTCCCGGATAATCTCTCCTGTACCATTTTCTAATCTCCTCTCCCATTTTCTCCGCTGATTTCATATGCTTCTGTCAGTATCTCCATAGGAAAACCGTACTTCCTGTATGCCCGCTCCAGCACACCATAATATCTCTCACTTGGTTTCCCATACTCCCGGCTTTCATCCATAATGTAAACCAAGGCAGTTACCCGTTTCCCATCCAGATTAATCTCCAAATCCTTTTTGTAATAGAACACCGGATATCCCTCGTAGCGGTCAAGGCTCTTTTCATCTTCTTTTCCGATGGTCCAGACAAGGACAGGCACCTGTCTGCCTTCTTCCGGTTCGATGGTAGCATATGCTCCTGTCTTGGAGCCTTTAAACAGGAGGCGGTAATCCTCCTGTTCTGTTCTGCCCAAAAGCCGCGCCATGGGACAGCGATAAGCCATCTGCTCCTCATCCATGTTGCTGCCGTAAGCAATATAGTATTTTGCCATCTCGTATCTTCCTTTCCAATCTGTAGTGAGTTCTTCCTCCTACCACCCCAGGGGCGGTCCGCGCCGCCCTGTGTGGAAAAGGTATGTAATCTATGCTCCGTGCCTCCATGCTGAATTCCCTTCCAGATTTTTAAGGAAATGCAGACGGCAGGTTTTGAATTCATCCCCAATCAGCCCCAGCCGGAGCATCCAGCACCGGAAAGCGTATTTTTCGTTGTCCGTCTCCGTCCTGCGGGAGGAGGCTTTTTTCTGCACCAGCGCCTGATGGGTGACCGCCAAGCAAAACTGGATGTAGGCTTTTACCTCTCCGGCATGGAGGGTGCTGTTAAAAAGCCGGAATTCCACGGTTCCTTTGGTGAAGGTGGCATGAAGGTTCAGTCCATGGTAGCGTGTCCTGTTGTAATGCTGGTTCCTCTCGCTGCCAGGCTCCTGCGCATACCAGATATCCTTGAGCTGTTCCATTGTCTTAGGCTTTTTCCGGTTGATGGTTGTGATCAGCTCTTCGTTCACCTTTTTGCAGTACCAAAGCCTGTCCGGGTCAATCCGCAGGGCTTTGTAGAGGATATCCTCCTTGCTTGCCATGATATTTACGATATTCCGCAGAGTCTGCGGGGTAAAAAGGGAGGCATTCACATGGATATGGATTCCACATTTCTCGTTGACCAGGGCTTTCCTGTGCCGGAGCTGCCGGATGATTTCCTGCAAATCCGGTATATCCTCATAGGTGAGAATGGGGCTGACAATCTCGCATTTATAAGTGTCATCCGCTGCCTGGATTCTTCCCCGCACTTTCTTCTGTGCGGTGATGCTGGAGTCGTAGGTTGCTTTCCATTCCCGGCCTTTTCTGTCCTTCGCCCCATAGGTTTTGTAGTAGGTCCCGATGTAGTAGCTCTCTGTCCCGAAATGTCCGGCTATCACCGCTGCCGCTTCTTCCCTCGTAATGCCTGTCATCTCTATCTCAATCCCGAATTTCTGTGTTCTCATATATTCCTTCGCCTCCTGTGCTTTCTTCGTTTTCTTTTCGTATCATATTGAGTAAGCTCAATAAGCGTAGTCTATTAATCACTCTGAAAGCACATATTATCCAGTCATTTCGGCGCATAATGTACACAAAGATTTTGGAAAAATCCGCCCGGCAATCGTGTGTTTTTACGGGTTCCTTCTATGGTATATAATAAGGTGGAAAACACTGTGTCTAAGCTGCTTCTGTCGGTTCCGGCTTCTCCCCGTTGCCGCCCGTTTCCTCCAAAACCAACTCTGCCACGGTTTCCCCGGCTCCGGCAGTTTCTCCGCCGCCTTCCCCCTCCTGGGCTTCCTGTTCCGCCAATTTCTTTGCCTCCGCCCTCTGCTTTGTCCGCACCTTCGCCCGGTCAATGTCTGCCTGTTTGCGGAAAGCGGAATGCCCCTTCAGGTTTTCCATCAGGGCATTACGGCTCTCCTTCATATCCTTGCCGCCAAAGCCGATTCTAAGGAGCCAGATGCGCATGTAGTATTTTTCATTTTCCTCAATGCGCTCCTCCGGATCAATCCGCTTCTGCTCCCTGGCCTGCTTCATCATTGCAATCGCTAAATCCGACCAAGCCTTTGCCTTCACCGCATCCTCCGTGTAAGGAAAGCTAAAAGTAATCTTTTCTTCTGAAATTCCAATCCCTCTCATATCCTCTGCATATGCAAGGAGAGAGTCTTCAACCTCCTCCATGGTTTCGCTTTCATTTCCTTCCAACTCCTCCACCAGACTGTCCGGGATACAGAAGGTCTTTTCCCCTATCGACTGGTTGATAAGGTACTGCCTGCTATGGATGAGGAAAATGAGGTTTTTCATGTTCAAAGCCGTCAGCCCCTCTGCCGGGAGCGCCACGAGAAGTTTACCCTCGTCCGTTTCTGGTGCATCCACGAATCCCCTCTCCACCAATCCTGCCAGAAGCATCTCCGCTGTTTTTTCATCTTCTGTCTCCACAGTTCCTGCGCGGTCAATGATGCAGTTTCCCACCTGGAAGTTACAGGATGGGACTCCGAGGTACTTTGAGGGCGTGTTCAGAATCTCTGCGGCTGCCTTCACAACATCTTTCCTGTTCTCTGCGTTCGTCTTAATCTTCATATGGCTTTCCTCCGTTCTTTTTGAGCCTTGTTTTTTGGTACTACATTAATCACTCTGAACGGGTGTAAAGTCAAGGCAATCCGGCATTTTCCTGCCGTTTTTTTCATCTTCTCTGCGGAACCGTTCTTCCAGTTCAAACATATTTCTTTCTGGCCGGAAAGCCCTTCTGCTATCCTCCTGCCACTGCAGCATCACTCTCCATAAATCAGGATATTCCCACCGGATACGCCGCAGGGAATCAAGACATTGTTTCGGGCAGAACCAGCAGCCAAGGCGCCGGAATTTCCGGTACAGCGGATTCAGAAGTCCCCTTTCTTCCAAATACGCCCTTGCCATTTCTTCGGTAATCCCCCATTCTGCAAGCGGTGCCCTCGTGTACTCATCCATTTTTGCCAGACGTTTCGGCTCATCAGCAGCAATCCCAAGATAAGTGATATGTTCACCCGCACCTCTTTGATACTGGCGAAGCGGTTTCAGCTTAAGCCGGTCATTACACCAGGAAAACCCGGTAGTAAATGGAAAACCATAAATCTGCCCTGCACGCTCTCCTCTTTTATATTCTGTGTAGAACTGCTCCTCGAAGGAAAGCGCCGCCTGGATAAAAGTTATTTTCCTCCCGATGTGTTTTTCAATCTTTTTGATGTATGCATACATCTCCGGGAAATCCCCTCCCAGATAAGGCGTCGCCATAACATTACAGTAGATAATCTCGTCAATTGGCATCCCCTTTTCGATCATCATAAGAAGCATGGCGGTGCTGTCCTTGCCGCCTGAAAATGATACCACATGTCTCATGGTTCTCTGTCATATAAACCCAGAGCCTACCCTTTCCCTTTAAAAGCATCCGTCTATATTCTCCTTCCCCTCTTAAATTGCATTTCTTGATTCCGGCAGCGCCATTGCCACCGCATAAGCTACAGTTGCCGTGACCGCATTCCCCGCCTGCTTGTAAAGCTGGGCATCAGAGTTGACTGCCCTTGCCCGCTCAAACAATTCGTCTGGAAAGCCCTGCAGACGGAAGCATTCACGGGGTGTCAGCCTGCGGATTCTGCCGCATTTCATTACCGTTCCCATCTGACATCCGGTGTCCAGTGTCTGGGAACAGCCTTTGCCAACCCGGCCACGGCGCGTACTGCTTTTTGGATAAGCAAGGCTGATTCCATCACCGGGATGTGCCAGGTCGTATCCTTGCTTTGTTCCATTGCGGACAGGAACTTCTACTCCGGCATCACATTCATCAGTGCTCTTATTACATAGGTACACACCGTGCCGGTCCTGCCCGGTCAGCGTGAACATCGGCTCCCCCTCTTCCTTCATCCGTCTGCCATTCTGCCGCTTCTCCATCCTGTCAGGCGTGATTACTGCATGGGCTTCCAGCACACCGGAATTCGCAGGACGGTTGACCACACCCGCATTATATTTTGCAATCAGGCATCTCGCCAACTGTGTGATTTTCGGATTATCCTTTACCTGGTCGATAAAATACAACCCGGTATTCGCTCCCATGCCGCCGCCATTTGCTCCAAGTGTCACAGAAACTCCTTCCGGGTCATATACCCGGTATCCCTGCATTCCGCCTATAATTTCTTTAAGAGTTCCTCCGTCTTCTCCTGTGACAGGTAATATTTCCCGTCTGCCTCTGCTTCTAAGATTTGCGATAAAGAACACCCGCTCCCGGTTCTGGGGGACTCCATGGTCTTTGGAGTTAAGCACCTGCCATCTTGCGTCATACCCCGCTTCGTCCATTTCAGACAGAACGGCGGCAAAGTCGAAGCCTCCATTAACTGAAAGCAGGTTCTTAACGTTCTCAACAAGTAGGTATGTGGGTTTATCACTTTCTTTTTTGCCTTTGACAAGGTCAATGATGCTGTAATAGATTCCACTTCGCTTGCCGGACAATCCCCGCTGTTTTCCGGCAATGGAGATGTCCTGGCAGGGGAAACCAAATGTCCAGATGTCTGCATATGGGATATCCCCCTGCCTGAGTTTTGTGACGTCATCCGCTTTCCACTCCCCTTCCGTGTCATACATGGCTTCATAGGAAGCCCTCGCGTATTTGTCATATTCACAGTAACCGATGCACTTATGCCCGGCCGCCTCCAGCCCCAGCCGGAATCCACCGATACCGAAGCATAAATCAAGGAAGGTCAACTGCTTCATCAGCGGCACCTTCCTTTTCTAACTCTGAATATCTTATCTTGTCTCCGCCCCGGATGACAAACACATCCTCTGCGGAGCCTTTCTGTTCCATATATCTCTGTACAATCACATCCACGAATTTTTCGTCCAGTTCCGCCATATAACAAATCCGGCTGGTCTGCTCACATGCAATCAGTGTGGAGCCGGAACCACCAAAGGGGTCCAGCACAATGCAATTGCTCATACAGGAATTCTGGATGGGATATGCCACCAGCCCCACTGGCTTCATAGTCGGATGATCTTTGGACTGCTTCGAGCGGTCAAACTCCCAAATGGTGGTCTGCTTCCGATCCGAATACCAGTTGTGTTTCCCACCTTTCTTCCAGCCAAACAGCACCGGCTCATGCTGCCACTGGTAGGGACTTCTCCCCAGCACGAGGCTCTGTTTCTTCCAGATACAGCAGCCGGAGAGATAGAATCCGGCATCATGGAATGCTTTGCGGAAATTCAGCCCCTCCGTGTCAGCGTGGAACACATAGATGGAAGCATCCGGCTCCATGCTCTGTTCCATATTCACAAAAGCCGCAAAAAGGAACTGATAAAACTTTCCATCCTCCATATGGTCATTCTGGATATTCCCGGCAGTTCCCTCATAATTTACGTTATAGGGCGGGTCTGTCACCACTAGGTTTGCTTTCTGTCCGTCCATCAACAACTCGTAAGTTTCCGGCAAAGTGGAATCCCCGCAAATCACCCGGTGTCTGCCTAACAGCCACACATCTCCCTGCTTTGCTACCGCAGGCTTCTGAAGCTCCGCCTCCACATCAAAATCATCTTCCGTGATCTTCTTATCATGCACGGCATTGAATAGCTGCTCAATCTCCGGCGGCTCAAAGCCTGTGAAAGACACATCAAAATCCGAAGCCTGCAAATCCTTAATCAAATCTGCCAGCAGCTCCTTGTTCCATTCGCCCGTGATTTTATTCAGGGCAATGTTCAGCGCCTTCTCCTTATTCTTATCGATGTCAATGACAATACAGCCAATTTCCTCATATCCTAAATCGGAAAGCACCGTCACCCGCTGGTGTCCGCCGATAATGGTCATATCGGAATTGACAATCACTGGCTCCACATAGCCAAACTCCTGTATGGAGTTTTTGATTTTCTCATATTCCTTATCACCGGGTTTCAGCTTCTTCCTCGGATTATAGGAAGCCGGAACCAAGTCCGCTATCCTGATTTTCTTAAACTCCATCCTCGTCCCTCCAGAACCGGTCTTTGATGTAACAGTTATGGCTGCAATATTTTTGTTCCCGGCTTCCATTGACTTCAAATTCTTTTTTACAGTAAGCACACACATCTATATGGGTGTGTTTTCTCTGTGCCGCCTCCGGGTGCAGCTTCCACCATGCACGCCTGCATTTGTCTGAGCAGAACCTTCTCGGCCTGCCGTTCTCCGGCTGGCTGATTACTTTTCCGCAGCAGGCACAGGCTTTTCCGCACGCCAGGCGTTCCTGCATATTAAGTGCCATAGCTCTGGCATAGCCGTCCATTCCGTTTGCCTTACAAAAATTCCTTACAATATCACGGGACAGACCAACCGCCGCCCCTATTGCCCGGTAGCCCTGCCCCCGCATCCGCAGTTCCTTTATCTGAGCTGCCTGTGCATCGGTCATCCTTTCACACCTCCAAAAATAAAAAAGCAAAAAAACCACCTCTTTGCAATGGTTTCCCAGCTTCTAAACACGGGATTTCCGGTACTTTTTGGCAAAACCTTTCCTGCCTTATTTTGCGAAAATCCTATGTTTATGTATGGAAATGCTCCGGGGTTTCTATCCCCCCTGCCGATTTATGCGAAAATTCACGTTTGAGGGGGCGGCGGTATCCAGGAGACAGGGTTCCAGAGATTCAGACCGCCCCTCCCCTCGGTGTATTTCCCCGAATCCAGCCATAACCTGCACAATCCACGGGACAAATATTTGTGCAGTTCATGCCTCCGAATTGACTGGATAATTATCCGAATCCGATTTAACATGGCACTACCAAAACCAAAGGAGGCAACCGCTTATGAAATCAAAGAAAATGAAAGTCCTTTACAGCGCACGGGCAAGGCAGGCTCAATATGTCTGGGGCAGGGAAAGCTACTACACTGCCACTCCTAAGATTTCCATGGAGGGAAAATGGCTGGAGGCTCTCGGCTTCCACATTGGGGATGCCATCGAGGTGTCCTATGAGGATAACTGCATCCGCATCACACCCGCGCCTCAGCCTGCCATGGTCTGCGAACCACAAACGTTGTATGGAGAAGCACCCGGCAAACGCAAGGCAAAGAAATAATGTTCACATCCAACGAGCACTTTCTCCTGGCCTCGTCCTATTTCAAACTCATCCGGCAAACGGATGACTTCTACGAAATCCAGTCTCGCTGCACCGGGCATTGCTGGATTATCCAGAAACCATACTCTTACACAAAATATCCCGTCCGCATCTACCACAAACACTCCAAAGGTATACCTTATTACCACAGGCATGGACACGCATTCACTGTCCGCTCCGCCATCCGGCAGATACAAAATCATGACCAGTTCCAGTTAAATGGCAGGCGGCACATTACTACCGCCTAGAGGAAAAGCCCTGGGAATCTCCCAAGGCTTCTCTCTGTCAGTATTTGTACTCCTGATAACGGTCCTCCGTCATGGTCTTGCTGTCATGACAGTTCTTACACAGAGCCTGCCAGTTCTCTTCATTCCAGAACAATCTGTCATCCCCACGGTGCGGCACAATATGATCCACCACAGTTGCCTTCACCAGTCTTCCCTGTTTCCGGCACCGGACACACAGCAGGTGTGTTTTCAGGAACCTGCTTCTTGCGATACGCCATCTTCTGTTGTACCCACGCCTGGCAGAGGATGTCCTGTCACTACAATGCAGCAATCCATGTTCTTCACAATAAATCCCGTCTGTCAGCTTCGGGCATCCCGGATGGCGGCAGGGCTTCTTTGGCTTTGTCGGCATTTTATCCATCTCCTCTCCTATGTACCGGACAGGGTGAAAGGATGAAGCCCCTGTCCACGCAAAGGCAAAAGAAAAAAGCCCCATGGATTTTCCACAGAGCTTCTTACAGTTCTTCGCAGCTTAAGGATAACACAGATTCCAATAAACTTTCAATAAACTCTTTGTCTACACTTAGTCTACCATCTGTCTACCGTCCCTAATCCAGCATATAGTTTCCCGTGTTCTGCTCTCTCATACCATAAATCCCTTCCAATTCCTCAATTGCCTTTTTCCTATATTTTCCTATCATAGCATGGCTGACATTGTATTTACTCATCAACTCCTGCCAGCTCATCTGCCCCAGCACCATATCCTTCAATACCTGGGACTGTCTTCCGCTCAGCCTGTTCATTGCGTATTCAAAAAACTCCACTTCCTCTTTTACCGATTTGTACCGCTCAATCAGATAGTCAAACCAGTCATCATCCAGCCTTTCTTTTACCTGGCGGTAAATGATGGCTGTCTTTCCTGTCTTATCAGAAATCCCGCTGGTCTGCACTTTGTCTCCTTGTGGATGGGAAAAGCACAGGCTTTCTATCACATCATCATATGGCACGCCCTCAAAGCGGCTGAGTTCAAATTCCAGAATCCCTATATCTCTTTTCCATTTATCATAATCCTTAAACAGTTTTTCCACATCCATCCTTCCAACCTCCAATCCTCTCTCTCACCGCATCCACCAGCGCCGACTGCCCGCAGTCCTTTTTCTCCAATGCCGTCATCACCCGTTCATCCAGTGTATCCTTTGCAATCAGATGATGAATAACCACCGTTTCTTTCTGCCCCTGCCGCCACAGCCTAGCGTTCATCTGCTGATACAGTTCCAAAGACCAGGTCAGCCCGAACCAGATGAGGGTGGAGCCTCCGGTCTGCAGGTTCAGTCCATGTCCGGCAGAAGCCGGATGGATAACCGCAACAGGGATTTGCCCTGCATTCCATTTCCTGAAATCCTCTGCAGCATCCAGTTCCACCGCTCCAAGCCTCTCCCGGATTCTTGCCAGATCATGCTTATACCAGTAAGCAACAAGCACGGGCTTCCCATTCGCCGCTTCCACCAAATCTTCCAGAGCTTCCAGCTTCCGGTCATGAATGTGTTTAACCGCTCCTTTCTCATCATAGACCGCCCCATTTGCCATCTGCAGCAACTTGTTGGACAGTCCGGCGGCATTTACCGCATCAATATCACCGTCCTCATAAGGCAGCAGCATATCCCTTTCCAGCCTCCGGTATAACTCCATCTCCTTCTCACTCATGGCAGCCTCTACCCGGTTATAAATGCAGTCAGGCATCTCCAGATAATCCACCGCTTTCATACTGATGCAGATATCTGAAATCAAACCGTAGATTGTGTCCTCTGCTCCCTCTCTCAGCTTGTAGGAATAAACCATCTCCCTGCTTCGTTTGTCCGGCACAAAAAAACGTTCCCGGTAACCGCCGATAAACCGCCCAAGCCTCTGCCCCATATCCAGAATTCCAATCTCCGCCCACAGGTCAATCAATCCATTGGGAGCAGGTGTTCCCGTCAGCCCAACAATCCGCTTCACGCAGGGCCGTACCTTTTTCAATGCCTTAAACCGCTTCGCCCGGTGTGATTTGAAAGAAGACAGCTCGTCAATTACCACCATATCAAAATCCCACCCACCATGTGCCACCAGCCACTCTACATTTTCCCGGTTAATGACATATACATTGGCTTTCCGGTTTAGTGCCGTTATCCGCTCCCTCTCCAATCCAAGAACCGCTGACATCACAAGCCCCTGCAGGTGTTCCCACTTCTTCAGTTCCCCCGGCTAGGTATCCCTCGCCACCCGAAGCGGCGCTATTACCAGAACCTTCCTGACCTCAAAATAATCCAGCAGTAGTTCCCATATGGCAGTCAGGGTAATGATGGTCTTTCCCAAACCACAATCTAAAAATAAAGCACTGATGTTCTGACTCACAATAAACTCCTTCGCATACTCCTGATATTCATGTGGCACATATTTCATCCAGTACACCTCCAATCTGCTCTACGCAATCTATCACATAAACCGAAAATCCCAAAGCCTCCAACTGCCTTTTGCGTTTCTCCTGCAAAGGCCGGAGTTTCTTTCCCGGAACCTTCAACTCCACAAACGCCATTTTCTTATCCGGCAACAGGACGATTCTGTCCGGCACCCCATCCAATCCGGGAGAAACGAACTTCACTGCCATGCCTCCCATCTTTTTCACAGCCATAGCAAGCTGTCTTTCAATTACATTTTCCCGCATTTTCAATCACCTGCTGTTCATAGTAACCAATCTATTTTCAGGACAAGCGGACAGGACGGACAGTGTTTTCCTATATACGCGCATATGCATATTACACAGGCACAATCAGCTTCTTTTCTTATTTTTTTAATCCCAATATGGATTTCTTGTCCACTTGTCCAAAACTCCTGCTTTTGCTTATATTTCCTAGCGGACAGCATATCGGGACACCTCTGCACTTTGTCCCGCTTGTCCTCAACTTTTCCGGTAACACCTCTGCCTGCCATAAAGGGGAAAAGTATCCCGCTCCGCCTTGTCCCAGCCTTCAATCTTCTGCATAATGCCGCTGATTTCGTAGGAATCTATCTTTTTCAGAGTAGAAGACTCCCGTCCAAAACACTCACACCAGATTTCCATGTTGCACACTCTGGTTCGTTTCACAGTACCCTCTCTCTGCGTCTCCCCAAACTCACTGCCATTTAAAAAATTCCTACGGTCATAGAGGCTCATCGTATCCCAATTTTCCGGCAGGAGCTTTTCAAGATACGTCCTGACCAGACCTTCCCGGTCATCCGTCTCCATGGCCTCCGCCTGCTCTGAGGCTGCCATTGCCGCCACATTCCCTTCTAGGAACAGCTTTTCACCGCCCTTATAAACAGCAACTGCCTCCGCCCAAATCTGTGTCACTTCCTCTGCTGTTATCTGCCACGGTTTCTTCACGCTCTGCCCATTCACCCGCACCGGCCAGAACCTCCGATTTCCTGTTATATCTCTTAAAAATCCACTCTCCGTATTGGTGCTTCCCACAATCACGCACTGCCTCGGATGGCTCTCTACATTCAGCCCATAACTAGCACGGTACTTATCATCCACGCGGGACAGAAAAGATTTCACCGTCTCCACATCCGTCTTTTTCATCCCTGCAAGCTCTCCCAGCTCCAGAATCCAATAGCCCTGCAGTTTTTCCGGCCCGGACTTATCCCGCATGTCTGTGAGCGTCAGGCTGTCGGAAAACCAGGCTCCCGCCAGCTTTGCAAACAGCGTGGACTTCCCAATTCCCTGGGGACCGTTTAGGATTAGCACATTGTCAAATTTCGCCCCTGGCTGGTAAATCCTCGCTACCGCTGCCGCCAGTGTTTTCCGTATGACTGCCCTTGTATACTCGGAATCCTCTGCCCCAAGATAATCCGCGAGCAGTGTATCCACCCGTTTTACCCCATCCCAGACCGGAAGCCCATCCAGATATTCTTTCACCGGATGATATGCCCGTTCGGAAGCCACCGCAAGCAGTGCATCCTTCGTTTTGGATGGGGAGTATACGCCATAGCCTTTATTCAGGTACACTTTCAGGGATGCAAAATCAGAATCGTTCCATCCCGGCTTGATCTGTTTCCAGGGCAGCCCCTTCCCTGCGTCAATACCGTCCCGGTGGAGATTGAACGCAATGGATTGTAACCGTCCGTCATGCCTTATTGCTGTCACCAGATTATCCAGCGTATCCTTTACCCTCCCCTGACGGTCCAGTTCCAGGGCAGACTGCCATTCTTCCTGTGAAAACTCCGCCTCTGCGGATTCCTCCCGTTCTCTCATCAACTGGCGTTTCACCTTTTCATCCTTCACCGCAAATTCGCTCATTGCCTTAAAAGAAGGCAGCTTTGCAGGGTCCGTATCCTCGGATGAGTGGCTGTCCAGTTCCCCGAATTTATGAATCCGCACCATGTCAAAAGCATTCATCAGCTTCCCGCAGGCCGGGTCCGTGGCATGGTGGGAATAGGCAAACTTCCCCTCATAGACCACCACGCCCGCCTGGGAATCCGCCGGGATATAATCAAACCTTCCCGGCATGGCGCTTGGCTGGTACACCTCCAGCAGAAAAGCGGCAACCGCCTCTTCAATGCCATAGGTCCGGCAGAACGCCCCAATCACCCCATCCTTTTCCAGCGGGTCCGCCTGCTTCTTCATCTCCCTCTGCACCACTGCCTGCTGGCGGCTGCTCACCGGCCACTCCGAAGAATCCTTCCAGTCTTTGTAACGGGACAGTATTGTATCCGGGTCTAGGATTTCCCCCTCAATGTCCCGGAACACAAACTCCCCGTCCGCAGAAGTGGACGGCCAGTACATCAGCCTGGACGGTTCATAGGTGGTATCATCAAACAGCTCCATGCCGATATCCTCTGCCACTTTCCTCGCCACTGCCGTATATTCATCCGGCGATACCGTCCTGGACAGCGGAATAATCAGCCGAAGCCTTGGACTCTCCGGCGTATACTTATGGGTGGAATAGATAAGGCAGCGGAAATCAAAAAACAGTTCTATCTGCTCCGGGATATCTGCTGTGGCATAATCCATATCCAATGTGAGGGCAGACCGGAACACCACGCAGTCCTTCTTCCTCCTGCCGCCCTTCAGCTTCCCCAGCACATAGCCTCCCACATCCTTGATATCATCCTGCTTTGCCTTGGACAGCTTCCGATACTGCTCCACCGTCTCCGATGTGCGGATTGTCGTGGAGATGCGCCTGATAAATTCCTCTAGATCCATCTCCCTGCCGTTCCACCGCTTCTCCATCCGTGAATTCCCTGTTGAAATAAACAGCTTCATGTTCCCCTGCCTCCTATTCCTTTTTATAAAAAGCGCACTCATAACCGTCTGCCCGGAGGGGCAGCCCATCCGCCCACTCTGGCTGCACCGCCATGACCGCACACATCTCCTCCACGGAGCCGGTTCCCTCCGGCACCTCCGCTATGATCTCGTCATGGCAGTGCATGACAATGGGATAGCCCATTTCCTCTACCCGGAGCATGGCCTCCGCCAATAAATCCCTTGCCGTCCCCCGCACGATATTCTCTACCAGCTTCGGACCATAAGTTTCTATCCGGTCCCATTTCTTGTTCTCCGCAATCCCCTCATAGGTCAGCCCGTTCCTGCCAAATTTGTTCAGTGCCATCCTGGGTTTTACATAGGACAGTTTCCTGCCGGACGGCAGTTCCACAAACAGAATCCCGCTCTTATATTCAAAGACGATTCTCCCCGCCCTCGTTTTCTTTTTCTCCGTGACCGCCTTTACCGCCGCCGCATCCACATCCCACCAGAACTGTGTGATATGGGGATTGGCACTCCTCCAGGCAGATACCAACGGGGCAAGTTCTTCCTCTACCAGCCCCATATCCAAAGCGCCCATGGAAGTCAATGCTCCCACTGCTCCGCCGTACCCCAAAGCCAGTTCTGAAATCTTCCCTTTCTGGCGGAGCGGGGAGCCTTTCGTCACTTCCTCTATCGGTACATGGAACATGGCGGATGCCGATGCCTCATAAATCTTCCCATGGGAGGCAAACACCTCCAGCCGCCACCGCTCCCCGGACAGCCATGCCAGCACCCTCGCTTCAATGGCAGAAAAATCCGCCACCACAAAGCGGTAGCCCGGTTTCGGGATAAAAGCTGTACGGATAAGCTCCGACAGCACATTCGGCGTGGAATCATAAAGCAGCTCCACATCCTCAAAACGCCCCTGCTTTACAAGGCTTCTCGCCATTTCCAAGTCCAGGATATGGTTCTGGGGTAAATTCTGCACCTGCACCAGCCTCCCGGCCCACCGACCTGTCCTATTTGCCCCGTAAAACTGCAATAAGCCATGCACCCGCCCGTCCGAACAGACAGACCTCTCCATAGCCTCATACTTTTTCACGGATGTCTTCGCCATCAGAAGCCGGAGCCTTAAAAGCTCCTGTACCTCCCCGTCTGATTCCTCAATCAGCCCGGCCACCGTCTTTTTCGACAGGCTTTCCATCTCCACGCCGTTCTCCCCCAGCCATGACTTTATCTGCGCCACGGAATTGGGATTCTCCAGCCCGGTCAGTTCATACGCTCGTTTCGTCACAACATCCTTATACAGTAAATCGCAGGACACCGCCTGCCGCACTAACTCTCTGTCCACCAATACGCCCCGGTCATTGATTTTCTGGTCCAGGCGGTACAGTTCCATCTCACTTTCAGGAATCGGAAAATGCTGCAGTTTCCTTCTTATCCCCTTCTCCACATCCACGTCCCGGATACAGTAGGACTTAAACAACTCCCACTTGTCCGGCGCATGGCAGGGCAGGTTCCGTGTCCTCCCGCCATTGGCTTTTGTTGGTTTGCACGGCATACAGAAATACCGGATTAAATCTTTTCCTTCTTTCATCTTCTGCTGTTCCAGCCCAAGCACAGTCCCAACTTCCTCCAAAGACCGGGGCAGTGCAAGCATAGCCGCCTGTACCGCGCTGCAATGCCAGGAATCCGGATAAAGATATCTCCCGAAATGCTTAGAAAGACAGGTGCGTTCAAAGTTGGCATTAAACGCTGTCTTAATCACCACATCATCAAAAATGGCATCCACCACTTCTCCCGGCAGTTCCTCTCCCTGCGCCAGATCTACCACCTGCGTTTCCCCACTGTCAAAGGAATACGCAAACAGCAGCATTTCAAAAGCAGGGCTGTCCGCATAAGCATAAACCCCGCATTTTATCAAATCCACATCGCTGAACGTTTCAACGTCAATTTCCAACACACTTCCCATGGCAGGACTCCTTTCCTCTGCACGTTGGAGAATGGGCAGCGGTCACCCGCCGCCCTGCTCCTATTATCCAAGGAAATCTTCCTCGTCCTCTACTGCATCAAAATCCTCCTCCGCATTACTCCTGCCGCCCAGGGATTCCCCATCACGCAGTTTTTGGATATTCCCCAGACCTGCCGCAATCCCACGGTTCCCGTTATTGTTGAACCAATAAAAATTCACACTGATCCTGCCATAACACCCGGAATACACCTCCGACTGGTCAAGAATGGGCTGCACATTCTTATCCACCACCTGCGGGGCCTGCCTGCTGTTGGCATTGAAGAAATAACTGTCCGCATAGGCTTCATCCTCCGGGCGGTCAATATCCCCGTCTCTCAAAGGAAGTTTCAAATTTGCCGGAACCTTCCCGCCCCACTTGGAAACGGAATCTTTCTTAGCCTGTTCAATGGCCCTCTTAATCTTCTCCACAGTCTCCGCATCCGACTTCGGGATAATCGCCGACACCGAATACTTCGGGTCTCCCCCGTTCACCGCATTTGGCTCCCAGCAATGCAGGTAAGAAAATCTACACGGTACGATTACTTTTGTCAGGTTCATACTTTCATTGTTCATGGTCTTGCTTCCTCCTTAAAATCCGCCTCTGCGGTTGCTGTCATCACTGCTTCCCTCTTATCCGATTCCGTCACCAGGGTAATCTTTCCCTGTGGCTTGTACACCAGCTTCCCAAGCACCTCCGCAAACTTCTTCTTTCCCATCAACTTCTCCATCTCCGTGATGCCTACCAAAGTGCTCTTATAAATATCCGTGTACCCGGCAGCCTTCGCCGCCTCCGCCACTTCCTCTTCATCCGTATACTTCCGGTTGCTCCGGCCTTCCACCAGTTTGAAGCCTGCCCACTGCTTCCCGTGGGTGATTGCCTCATCCGTGGCAAAGGCATACACATCTGCCGCCCACTTTGCCAGGTCATCCGCAACCTTTAAAACCTCCGCAATCTCCTCATCGGACAGGAGCGCTGGAGCCTGAAACTCCATCTGCGCCAGCTTCAGGTATTCCTCCGCCCTCACCCTGCAGGTGTTCTTCGCCTTGCAGAACCGGCACCAGGAACCGCACTTGAACTCTCCCACACCGTTGATAGCAAGCTGTGCTTTCGGCTTTAGTTCCGTCTCCACCCAGTCCATCAGGTCAGAAACAGAAATCTCCCAGGTGCTGACACTCTCCAGTCTCGGCTGGTAAATCGTCATCCGCACCGTATCAATATCATAAATGGCGTCAAACAGTTCCAATGCCCCCAGCCCGTACAACATCATTTGTGGATTCCACTCCGCCTCCACAGCCACGCCTTTCCCGTATTTCAGGTCAATGACTGTCAAAGCCCCGTCCGCAACAATCACCAAGTCCCCGGTTCCAAACCCTTCCGGCACATAGGCGGAGTAATCCAGATGCTGCTCAATCAGCACCACCGGGTCTTTGCAGCTCTGTTTCGCCAGTTCAATCTGCTCCATGGCATAAGCCACATACTCATCAGTGCATTCTTCCATCTCGTCACAGTCATAGTCCGACACCGGACGCTTGGAACGCCGCTTCAACAACCGTTTGAGCTTATGCTCCGCCAAAGCATGGGCGGCAGTGCCTTCCTCCGCATACACACTCCCCGTATCTACCGTGAACTGCTCCTCCAGCCGTGCGGATGGCGTACAGTTCAGCCACCGCTTGGAGAAAGAAGCAGATAACAGCGCATGTCTCCCCATCACAGCACCTTCGCTTCCGCAAGCAGCGCCGGATAATCTTTCTCCTCCACGGCGGACAGCTTTGCCGCCCCGTATTTCCCCAGCAGTTCCTTAATTTCCTTAGTTTTTCCCTCCTGTGACTTCTCCGCCAGTACCACACGGATATCCTCCACAGCTACCTTCTGTTCCTCTTTTTTCTTATCCACTTTTACTCCGGCTGTGTTCTTATCTACTGTGCCTTTCTCTGTTTTGCTCTCTTGCTTCATCTCCGCCTTTGCTTCTTCCACATCCTGTCCCGCCAACTCTCGCAAGCCCTCCACAACCAAAGCAAACCCGTCCACCATCTTCAACAATTCACTTCCCATCTAAATCTCCTCCATTTCTTCCAGCTTCTCAATCAGTTCCTCGGAGAACATGGTACAGAGCAGCAAATCCTCCCCAATCTCCCTTGCGTCAAAATACTTTGCCCTGCCGCCGTACTCCCGGCAGGCTTCCTCAATCCGCTTTTGCTTCTCCTCATCCGTCTCATTCCCAAACACCCATATCTCATCCACCTGCTTTGCCAGCCGGGAGATTAAAAGATGCTCTACCGCCCCGCCAAGCTCGTCCGGGAACATTCCATGGAAGTTCAGATAGGCACTGACCGGGATAGCACCCTTGTGCGCCGCATAGCGGCAATACTCCTGCGCCCTCGCCCGGTCATTGTCCTCATTTCCCGTCAGTTTCGTCACAACCATTACCAGCTTCATACCACGCTGCCTCCTTCCGCATCTTCCTTAAACCAGATGTGGATGCCATGCTCCACTGCAAACCGGATTTCCTGCTCCATGCCCTCGGTATCCTCCCCGAACACCCACATCTCGTCACAGCCAATCAGCAGTTCCAGCCCCATGGCAATCCCGTCTGCCCGTTCTTTCAAACTGTCTTCATTCAAAAACTGCGGAAACAGCAGATGGGGAGCAATGGGAAGATTCCCCTCCTCATAAGCCCTCCGGCAGTACCCCACCGCCTTTGCGCTGTTCCCTTCCACATCCCCACGGAAGGGGCTGCAGATAAACACCTTTTTCATAATTTCTGCACCCCCTTTCCATACAGGGTTTCTGAGTCTTTTTTTCTGAGCCAAAATCCGGGTAAGCCCTTCTTTGCTTTATCTTTTGAGACTGTAATTTGTGGATTTTCACCACCTTTTACAATAATTCGGATTGTTTTCATCACCCGCAG